AGCCCGACGTGCCACGCGAGCTCGCTCGGCGTGAGGACGTACATCTCGGTGGTCGGGATGTAGCGGTCGACCACGAGTGTGCCGCCGCAGACGTCGAGCCCGCGCCAGCCTGCCTTCAGCGTGGTCTCGCGGCCGTCGTAGCGCTTCTGCGACTGGAGCATCGAGGCCAGCTTGCGGCGCTGGGTGTGCTCGGCGAGGAACAGGGTCGGCGTGCTGCCGTCACCGTCGGTCTCGACCGCCTCGATCGCCTCGTCGATGACGACCTCGCTGATGCCGGTCGAGCTCGACCCTGCGGACAGGGCGCCCCAGACCGGGTTGGTCGACGGGTTGATGCCCGCGTAGGTCTGGGTGCTGACGAGGTGGCGGAGACCGTTGATCTCAGCGCCGAGGTTGGTCTCGCCGATCGCGGCCGCACCTGCGCGAACGATCCAGTCGCCCGACGCGAGCGACGCGTCGGCGGCAGCCGAGATGGTGAGCGTGCGGGCCGACTTGCTGATCGCCGAGATGGTGTACGGGCCGCCCGAGCGCACGGCGGGCGGGTTGGCCGTGCCGTCGACGGCCTGGATGACCATGCCCACGAAGAAGTGGCGCATGATCGACTCTGCCTCGTTGGCAAGCGTCAGGGTCGTGCCGGTGCCCGGGTCCGCCGACAGCGAGCCGATGACGCCGGAGTAGAGCACGCTGTCGCCGCCTGCCAGCTTCTGGCCGACGATCTGCCGAGCGAGGTCGTTCTTGACGTCCTTCTCGGCACCGCGGAGCTCCGACTCCAGCGCGCGGGTGAACGCACCGGAGTCGTTCTGGGTGAGGTGCTTCGCCTGACCCGACACCTTGATGGTGTGGTAGATGTACTTCAGCGACTCCTCGGGCGCGAGGTAGCGCTGCCGGTCCGCCGCGTGCAGCGTCCCGCCTTCGGCGCGCGCGCTGGTCGACGTCGAGCGCCCGGAGTGGATGCTCCAGATCGCCTTGCGACCGGAGACGCTCTCCTTGTCGGTCACGGCCTCGGTCAGGATCGGGTTGCTGCCGTTGATCGCGTTCCGCAGGCCGGGGCCGTAGGTGTTCTTCAGCGCGTTGTTGAAGTCCGTGAGGTTCTGGGGCATGGTGCGCAGTATAGCGCCCAGTCCACGTCAGGTTGTGTTAGCCAGCCTGGCGCATCTCGGCGCGCACGCGGGCGAACGCCTCTTGCAGATCCTTGGGCTCCGGCAGTGGCGATCCGCCGGAGCTCCCGCTCGTGTCGCCGATGTGCGTCGGCAGCGCGTCGGCCTTCTCGACCTTGCCCTTGACGTAGTTCTCGCGGGCCTTCTCCAGCTTGACCACGAGCTGTGCGTGACCCTGGCGGACGGCCTCGGCGATCCGCGTCGGGTCCCACTCGTCCCGGGGCAGGATGCGCGAGGCTTCGAGCAGGACCAGCTGGGCCGTGTCGGGGTCGCTGACGCCGAGCTCGGCCAGGGTGCTGTCGACGGCCGTCCCGGCCGCCTGCTGCCGCTGAGCCTCGGCCGCCTGCTCCCACGGCTGCTTGACCTCCTGCTTGACCTGCTCCAGCAGCCGCTTGACGTCGGCCACGGTGACCACGTCCTCGTCGGCAAGGTCGCCGAAGACCGGGTCGGGAGCAGGCTCCTGCGGCGCTCCGCTCGGAGCCTGCTCCCCTGACAGGGTTGCCTCGATCTGAGCGGGCGACAGGCCGAGCGCCTTCAGCGTCTCGACGGCCATCGCGCGCACGCCAGCCTCGGTGCTCAGCGCACGCGACAGGGCGACAGCGTCCTCGACCTGCTGGCGTCCGCCGAAGTCGGCGTAGGGGTCGGCAACCGGCTCGGGCTCGACCGGCGTGGCCTGGGCTGCGTCCGCGGCTGCTGCCTCGGCCAGCGTGTCGGCGATGTAGTCGCCGCTGCCGGACGCTTCCGCGGGAGCCTCGGCTGCGAGCGCTTCGTCGTCGGCGAAGGCGATGAAGGGCTTGAACATGACGGTTCCTTCCGGTTGGCGTTGTGGGACGACTCTATCGGCCCATGCTTGCGGCTTGGTTGTCAGCCGGGATGCCGGGGACGCGGCCAGGGGAGCCTGCTCCCTGGCCGATGCCCGCCTGGTTGTAGATCCCGTCGTCGGTGACCGGCGAGGGCGCCTGCCCTGACGCGACCTGGAGCGGGTCCGGCGGCTTGCCGGTGAGCGGGTCGAGCAGGTAGCCGCCCGGGCCGCCGCGGCCACCGGCGGTGACAGCGTCGGCCGCCTCGCGGGCGTTCGGGTCGAACGGCGCCGGTGTCGGGAGTGGGACGCCGAGCTGCTGGAGCACGAGCCCTTCGTGGACGGCCGCGTGCGCGTCGACGCGCGCACGCGTCTCCACGGGCAGCTTCTCGTAATCCACGGTTTTGCGGAAACCGTTGATTGCCTCGATGTGCACGAGGTGGTTGTCCCACGGCGCGACCTGCGGGTCCTCGTCGCTCTGGAGGATCTTGCTGATCTCGCGGTGCTGCTTGCGCGTGTCCAGGTCGAACTGTCGGACGATGAAGTCGGTGCCCGGGATGTCGAGCATGCGGATCACGTCCTGCGCGTTCTGGATCAGGCCACGGGCGTGCAGTTCGAGGATGAGCTGTACGCGGGCCGACTTGGAGCGCGGCAGGGCGCTCTCCGGCGTGACGTGCACGTCGAGCCGGTCTTGGATGTCGGCACCGGTGTAGCGGAACGCGTCGAGCACGTTCTCCTCGGAGTACACCCGCACCGTGCGCTGCTCGTCCCAGTATTGCCGGGCGAGGAGCAGGATGTGGCGGCCAACGCCGGTGGTGTAGTCGGCCAGTTGGGTGGCCGTGATCGCGAGCTTGGTGTCGTCGGCCTCCTGCAGGGCGAGGATGGCGGCCGCCGGAGTCGACGCGCTCGCCTGCCCCTGGGACGCTTCGCTGATGCCAGCGCGCGTACCCATCTCGCCCTCGGTCCGGTTCATGCCAGCCTCGTACTGGTTCATCCAGCCGCTGTCGGGCATGAACATCTTGGGCTCGCCAGCGGTCGGGATGTAGGGGACCACCTCGACGCGCGACGTCACGCGCTGCGGGTCGATCGAGCCGACCGGCGCCAGGATCTTCGGGGTCAGCTGGCGGCGGATCGTCGCCTCGCGCGAGCGCGCGTCGTTGTAGTCGGCCTGCATCGGCACGAGGTCGGTGACCCAGGTGCGTCCTTCACGAGTGCCGATGCCGGGCAGCCAGTCCATCGGCACGAACGGCAGGTCGCCGTGCTCGTACGGGAACGGCTTGGGCTTCTCGATGATCGTCGTGCCGGTCCAGGTGACGACCATGCCGTCCTTGGCCGCGCGGCAGGGCTTCATCCAGAGCTGGTGCACACTGACCCACTCGCCAGCGTTGTTGTTGTTGTAGTCGTGCGAGGCGAGCGCGAGCACTTCCTGCAGGAGCGGGCGCGCAGGCTCGGTCCCGGCGTCGACGTCGAGGCCCCACTTCTCCCAGACGGCCTCGCGGGTCATCGACACGGTGCGGATCGCGTACTTGGCGCTGTGCCATTCGCGGGCGCTCGGGTCGACGGCGAGCTCGTGGCCGGGGACGGTCTCGATGCAGACGTCGCCCTCGTGGACCGGCTTGCCGTCCTCGCTCGTGGCGACGACCGGCCCGGCGGTCGGGTCCCAGTAGATGTAGGAGTAGGCCCAGCCGGTAGAGACCGGCCAGAACAGGAAGTCCGTCAGGTACTTCCGCCAGTGGAGTCGGTCCAGCTCGTGCGAGAGGATGCGCGTGCCGACGCGCGCTGCGCTCACGTCCTGGTCGTCGTCGGACACCGGGCGGCACTCGGGGATCGGGGCGTTCTTGACCAGCTTCGCCACCGCGCGCTCGACGATGCCGCCGATCTTGTTGACGGTGATACGCACCGGCGCGTTGGGCCCGTCGGACCGGGCCGCCGGACGCCGCAGCTGCCGCTTGTTGTTGTCCCAGACCAGCCACTGGTGGCCGAGCACGAAGGACAGGTTCAGCTTGGTCTGGAACTCGGGGATCGGCGCGCGGGACTTCTCCAGCTTCTCGTTCAGCCAGGAGGTCAGCTCGTCGGGGTCCTTCGGGACCGCGTAGCTCTGCTTGCGTGCCATCAGGCCAGGCTACTCGGGGTCCGGCGTGGGCTCGACGTACAGCCCGAACGGGTCGGAGTCGAACGTCGAGTACGGGGCCTCGGGCAGCATGATGGGGTCGCTGCCGTTCGGCTGCTGGCCCAGCCGGTACTCGCTGAGCGAGTAGGCCATGAACCGGTCGCGCAGGCGCTCGTTCTCGGCCTTCGCCTCGGTCAGCGCCTGGCTGTAGAGCTCGGCCCGGTGGTAGTCCGCCACGGCGATCCCCACGGTGACCGCAAACGCGACGGCGATGACCGCGTAGAGGGCGATCACGCGTCGGCCGCCTTCACCCGGGCGGCCTGTGCGATCGCCCGGCCGAACGTCTCCAGGTCGGCTTCGAGGGCTGCGACTTGCTCTTCGAGCTCGTCGATCCGGTGCTGGAGGAAGGCGTTGTCCTCTTCCAGCTGGACCGTCCGGGCCTCCTCGTGGAGGGTGTAGCCCATGACCGCAGCCATCTCCTCCAGCGCGACGCGGCCGATGAACAGCACGCCCTCGCCCTCGATGAAGACACTGGTGTCGATCCCCTCGTCGGCGCTGCCGTAGATGTAGCAGGCCCCTTTCGCGTTGACCGCACCGGGAAGCGTGCGCCGGAACATGCCGTGGGTTCCCATCCGTCTACCTCATAGCTCGTCGGGGATGCCGAACACGGCATCGGTGTCCTTGGGTGTTGCGTGTTCCGCCATTCGGCCCCACATCGCGGCCTCGCTGTGGTCACCAACGTAGCCCTCGGAGACGACGTACTGGGCCACAGCCATGTTGGGGTCGGGCAGATCCTCGGAGAACGCGAAGGCGTACATCACAGCGTCGGCTCGGTCGGGGGACTGGAGGCCGCGGCTGCGCATCTCGTCCTTGGTCTCGACCCGGACCGCGCCCGCGGGGGTGATCTTGTAGGTGAGCTGGCTGAGCTGCTTGCGGAGCAGCGCGTCGGCGGCACGCAGGTAGATGCCGCCGGGGCGCTCGAAGCGCTTGCGCAGGCTCCACCACCACGCCGACCGGGCGTTGTGGTAGGCGTCCATGATCTTCTTGGCGCCGCGGAAGCCGATGACCGTGCTCCCCTGCTTCATGTAGCCGTTCTTCACGGCCCACTTGTGCAGGCGGTCGAAGTCACCGACCGCACCGGCGCCGACACCGTCGGCGTCGAAGATGAGGAGCCACGGGCCGTTGTCCATGACGGCGCGCCGCACTGGGCCGGGAGCTCCGCCGAAGCCGTCAGGGCCGATGATGAAGTGGTCGGTCCGCCCGGCGGGGTAGGCGGTCACGCTGGACAGCGTGTCACCGCGGCGGACGGCGATGGTGCTCTCGTTGGAGCCGTACGATGCGAGGTCGACGCCGAGGGCCACCTGGCCGGAGAACTCGTCACCGGCGGCCTCGATCGCCCGGTCGACCCAGGGCTCAGGGATGAGCACGTCGTCGCCGAGGGTCCAGAAGTCGGCCTGGACACGGGTCGTCCACTCGTAGGAGCCTGGGCCCATGCCCTGGGCCTTCAGGTCTTCGAGGAACTCCGGCGTGGTCAGGTTGGAGCCGTCGGGGACGTGCTCGCCGGTGAAGTGCGGCGTGTCGAACGCGGTGATCTTGATGGTCTGCACGCGCTCTGACCGGGTCATCTGCGCTGCGTAGGTGTCCGGCGTCGTCGGGTTGAAGATCAGGAGGAGCCGGGTGTCGGCTGTCGCCATGAGCGACGTGATGCCGCGGGCCACGTCCTCGCCCACCGAGGTCGCCTCGTCGCCGATGATGAGCTTGTGCGCCGCGTGGTAGCCCTGGAAGCCCTCCTCCTTGGTCGCCACCTGGCCGCGGAGGAAGTGGTTGCCGTGGTTGTCGAGCAGGAAGGTCGCCTCTGGCGGCAGGGTGCCTGGCATCTCGATGCCGCGCTGCTTCAGCGCGGCGATCGTCATGCGGATCTCACCCCACAGGTTGTCCTTGAGGTGTGTCTCCTTTGATGAGGTTGTGAGGACTTTGCTCCCGCGGCATCCTCCCTTCGTCCCATCGGGGTCGCACTTCAGGCACGGGGTGCCCGGCGTGTAGACGTCATAGAACGCCAGCGCCAGGCGGGCGGCGAGGAAGGTCTTGCCGGAGGCGTTGCACGAGGGCACGGCCAGGCGGGCTCGGTGGACCGACAGGCCGCTGGCGATCTCGCGCTGCTTGGACCACAGCTCGTTACCGGTGGCGGCCTCGACCCAGGCGCCGAGGTCGTACTGCCCGAGCGTCCGCAGCCGTTGGCGGGCGTCGGTGGTCTGCATGGGACCCTGCTACTTGACCCACTTCTTGATGGCGTTGACCACGGAGCGCTTGATCGGCTTGCCGCGAGAGTCCGTGCCGCACTCGCCGATCCGGTCTTCGAGCAGCTCGTCGACGATCCGCTTGATCTCGTCCAGGTCGTGCTTGCTCAGGGGCATGTCGTTCTCCTCGGTCAGGTTGTCCAGCGCTGCACGGTGCAGGTTGTCCAGGTGCGGGTAGAGCCTACCCCCAGGGCAGGCGGTGGGCTTCGTGTCCCGGTGGCCCTTGGTGATGAAGGTCGGCACGACGTGCCCGAGCCGGACGCCCTCGGCCATCAGCCACGCGGCGGCTTCGAGCTGGACGAGCGTCGGGTCGATCTCGTCGTAGTTGCCGATGAATACGATCGCGTGGGCGCACTCGTTGTACGACTCGCCCTCGCGGGGAAGGCCAGTGGCCACCTCGGCGCCGGTGTGCGCGCCGACGACGCCCCAGCCGCGGCCCTCGCCGATCTCGCCGTCGCGGGTGACGGCGAAGTTGTAGTCGATGCAGGTCTTGCGCTCTTCGAGGGCGTCGGCGTTGACCATGCGGAGCTCGTCCGCGAGCGTGCGGGACGTGCTCCCGGCGGTGTGGTGGATGACCCAGTAGGTGGCCGGGTGCTCCAGAGGTACGAGCGAGGCCCCGGGGAAGAGGGTGCGGCCCCACTGGGCGGCGGTCAGAATGTCCATGTCGTCTCCTAGGTTCGGGTGCAGATGATGGTGCCAGTGCCGCCCTTGAACGCCATCTGCCCGCTCGTCCCAGTGTGCTGGACGCGAGCGCGCAGCTGGATCGAGCCGGACGGGTTGACGTTGATCCGGGCGCCTGTGAGCGCGAGGGGGCAGCGGTCGGTGAGGAACGTGGTACTGCCGAAGACGTTCGAGACCGTCGTCCAGCTGCTGCCGCCGTCGGTGGAGACCTGAAGTGCGGCGTCGAAAGCGACGCCAGTGGCGAGCACCACGAGGTTCTCGGCGTAGCCGACGACGGAGGCGTAGACGTTCATGTTGGCCGTCGGGTCCGGGTTCGTGACGGTGATCGTGTCCCAGGTCGTGTAGCTGCCCGGCGACGTCGGGGTGTAGTCGGCGAGCGCGCCGGTCGCCCCAGTGAACGCGGTCATCTCGTCTTGCAGCGTGAGCACGGAGACGAACAGCCCGGCGATCGAAGCTTCAGCTGCTGCGAGGTCCGTCTGGAGTGTGCTGACGTCAGCTTCGATCGCGTCGAGGCGAGCGTCGTCGAGCGAAGCCGTCGCGTTGACGTAGCGGACGAGCTCGGCCGTGTTGCGCTCGATCTCTTGCAGTGCTCGCGCAGGGTCCGAGCTGAGCGCGCCGAACGGGACCTGTAGGCCCACTAGAGCACGGCCTTCACGAGGTCGTGGACGAGGACGACAGCACCGGCTACGAGCGCCGCCTGCCCCCAGGGAGGACGACGCCGGGGGCTGGGCACAGCAGCCGCTTCCACCGGAGCACGGGGGCCGTCGATGACGTGCTTGAAGATCGGCTCGCCGTGCTCGTCGAGCACGGGCGCGCCGCCGGGGCCAGTGAGGCGCCAGATCGTCCCACGATCGGTCTTGGTGTGCGGGGTCCACGCGCTGCGCATGGGCTCTACGCTACCGGAACGGGTGAGATACGACCAGCTCAACCAGGGGGATGCTGTCGGCGGCGCCACTGCCGCGCCGGTAGCCGGTGGGAGTGCCGAAGGGATCCGGCAGTGCCCCGCTGACCCCAGTCTTCAGCACGCCGTTGATGTCGGCGGTGGCGCCGCCGAGGATGGTCGTGTTGGCCTGCGGCCCGCGGGTGTCGCGGATGTCGGTGACGGACCGCATCGCCGGAAGGGTGCCGGTGCCCTGCTGGACGAGGCCGACCCAGACGTAGCCGCGGTTGACGGGGATCCAGCAGTCGAACGTCTTGATGCCGTTCGCTGCGAACGAGATTTCACCGGACGCTGCGATCAGGTTCCCAGGCTCGCCCTCGCCGTCTGCCCAGACACCAAGCTTGCCGGTACGGCTCGCGCCGCCGAACGCCGTGACCTCGCACCGGACCTGGGTGAGCACGCCGATCTCGTCGATGCGGATACGGGTCGCCTGGATCTCGTCTGCGGTCTGCTGTCCTGCGGTGATCGTGGTTCGAGTACCGCCACGCGGCCAGTAGTAGCAGTCGCCGTCAGGCGGCTTCGGGTGGTCCGACAGCGCGAACTGGCCCGACTTGGCCGCGTTCGTCTCAGAGTAGGAGATGCTGGCGAACGCGCGGATCATCACCTCGGCGAGCAGAGCGTGGCCGTAGTCGGACGGGTGAATCCGGTCGGGCAGCAGCCAGGAGCAGTCGAAGATCGCTTCGCCGCTGCTGGTAGCGACGTTGTTCGTCGCGTCGGTGCCCGACTCGTTCGAGCCGGTGTAGTTCCGGGTGACGGTGAGCAGCCACTTGCCGTCGTTCAGCCCGCCGTTGGTCGTGTCCTTGGCGGTAACGAGGAACTCTTCCTTGGCGCGGACACGCAGGATCGAGCCGACGTCGATCGTGCAGAGCGCCGCGTTCGTGGGGATGATGCGGATGGTCTGCGCTGCGAGGTTCGGGGTGGCGTTCGCTGTGATCGCGCCGGAGACGGTGGCCTTGAACCGGGCATCGAAGTATGCCTCGGCATCGGCGACGAACACGGACGACGGGAACTCGGCGGCGACGGCTGCGAGGCCGTCGTTGAAGTCGTAGCCGTACGGGGCGAGCAGCACGATGTTGTGCGGCGCGAAGAAGCCTGCGGTCGAGGCGAACCACTGCAAGGGCTGGTTGACGAGCATCACGCCAGCGTGGTTGTCGTCCTCGATGTGCCACGAGTCGAAGTCGAGTGTCTCGCCCGAATTCTTTGCGGTGAGCGTGCCGATGATCGTCTTGCCCGCTGCGGCCGCCGTGAGCGTGACGCGATGCGTGACCTGGATGCGGGCACCGGCGCATCCCTGCCCAGCGAGCACCGTCGTGCCGGTGACGCCTGCCGTGCCCGAGTAGGTAACGGTCGTCCCAGTCGTCGCGGCGGGAGCCGAGCCCGTGTTGACGTTGCCGTGGTAGACGAGCCCGACGACACCACCTCGGAACGTCGGGGGAAGCGTGATCGTGAAGAAGTCGTTCAGTGTCGACGTGCGCTTCACCGTTCCGCGCGACGCCGTCGTCGTCGTGACGTCGGACCAAGTGCCGGTGTACGCGATCGTGGCGTCGTTGTAGAACGCGACGGCAGCAGCGCGCAGGCGAGACACCGCGGTGCGGATCCCGTGCTTGTAGGCGTTGAGCGTGATGCCGAGCGACAGCCCAGACGTGTCACGCGCTGGGTCGTTCACGCCGAGCATCACGGCGCAGAACGCGCCGCGAGCACGGCTTGTCCATCGGAGCGCCTGGTTCTGGCCGGAGTAGAGGTGCTGCGGGCTCCACCAACGCAGGACGGCGCCGACGCCTTGCTGTTCGCCGGTGTCGCCGATCTGCGGGGAGGCGGCCTGCGCACCGGACTTGCCGATCAGCAGGATCTCCGAGCTCGGCACGCCGAGCGCGGCAGCGAAGCGACGAGTGAAGTTCCCGGCGCGTTCGTTGCCGCCGGTGCCGAGCGTCGCGCCGGGGATGCCAGAGAGCTGGCCGTACGAGTGGCACCACACGAACAGGCCGCCGACCTTGCCGGGGTTGGCAGCAACGGAAGGGTCGCCAGCTACGCCGTCGCCGTTGGCGATGGTGATGCCGGAGCCTGCCTGGAGTGTCCGCGTAGCTGCTGTGCCAGCGCCGGTGCGGGCTACCAGGCCGGTGCCAGTGAGCGCGGCTAGGGCCGCGAGGTCGCTGTCGGGGGCCTGGGCGACCGACTCCCAGATGGATCCGGTCGACCGGTAGAGGACGCTGTCGGACGTCGAGAAGTAGAGGTAGCCCTCGTTGTCCGCGGAGGCCGCCGGGATCGCACCGAGAGAACCGCGGCCATGAACCGTGCTCCAGTCGATGGGGTCGGCGCCGTCGCCGAGGTGCAGGGCACCGTGTACTGCGGGGGCCCCGCCACTTGCTGCTCCTCCGATAGGCATGTGCCTAGGCTACATCTGCACCCAGTTGGCGCCGTCGGGGACGAACGATGCTGTCGCCCCGTTGGCGAGGGTGACTGTGGCTGCGCCGTCGATCGTGTCAGCGGTGCCACCGGTCCGGCCGCTGACCGTGATGCTGCCGGACGTGACGGCGTTGCGGATCGTGATGATCCCCGGGTAGCGGTGCTGCGACGACGTTCCAGTGGCGTTGCCCCCGATCGGAGGCAGGTTGATGTTGGTGACAGTACCAGTCACCTTGACGTACCGGTCGTAGCCCTGGAGGTTGGTGTTGTTGGTCGAGATCACGCGCAGGGTCTGGCCGACCGAGCGCGGCGAGTCGTTCGTGTTCGCCCCTGCCGACGCCTGGCCCTCGGTGAACACGAGGCCGTCGCCGATGACGTCGGGGTAGAACGCACCGCCGCCCGAGAGGACGAAGTCCGTGGTGCAGTAGCGGTGAACGGGGTACAGCCACTGAAGCCCGCGCACCGACGCCTGTGTGACCGCCCGTACAGCAGCCGTGAAGTAGTGCCCGGCCGTCTCAGCCATCAGCACCGGGTTGATGAAGGTGACACCACGGAGGCTGCCGGTGGAGAGCTGGATGTCGACGGCCGGGTAGAGCCCGGCGTGGCCAGGGCCGGTCCCGCCTTCGGCGACGTTCCAGCCGCCGTTGAGGAAGTGTGGGGCGACGAACTGGATGCCGTAGTAGGTGCTGCCGTCCTCGAACACGACCTGGCTACCGCCGCGCACGTTGTCCAGGTACGGGGTGACGTACCAGCAGTGGTGAGCTCCTCGGCGGAATCGCACGCCTGCCTTGGAGGCGTAGGCGCTCGGGCCGCCGAGGCTCGTGTGCAGGGCGCCGAACCCGATGCCACCCGCGCCATCCACCACGACACCGTCGATGAAGTGGTCGACACGGACCGTCGAGTAGAAGTCGTAGTCGTTGACGTCGCGGAGCACGAGGCCCTGCGAGTCGTAGGTGCCGGAAGCCCCCCACGGGCCCGCGGGACGGGCTCCAGCGACGGCGTAGGCGCCGCGGCAGATGATCTTGCCGATGTTGCTCCGGTGCCCGTCACCGTTGGCGTCGTTGCCGTCGTCGTAGAAGTACATGCCGACGCCACCGGCGGGCGGGCGGTGGGTGCTGATGTCGTCGATCGTGACGTCGTGCGACTCGGTGAGCACGCCGACCGTCGCCAGGCTGTTTTGGTCGATCCGCAGCTTCTCGATG